GGACATGAAAGACGTCTTTGAAAAAATAGGCGCAAACACAGAGAGTATGGTTGAGGTTGTCTGGGACATAGCACAAAATGGGAAAACTGACTCAGACAGGCTGAAGGCGTCCGGCATGATGTGGGATGCTGCCGACCTAGTTGAAAAGAACAGGGTCACAGAAGTTGCTGGCAAATTTTTCGGATTTACCCCGGAAAAGCTGGCAGAGGTAATAAGGCCAAAGGAGATAGATGCAGGACCAGACACCAGCAGTTAACTTTTCCGTACCATACGGATATTATAATGGAGAAATTGTAATTGTCGAATATCAATACAAGGAACGTCAGTGCTGCAGAAGAAGCGCTGATAATTGCAAAAAACGACTTAATAGCCTTCGGTAAACTATTTCTACCCGATGACTTTATGCGTAGTGATACTCCGTTCTTTCACTATGAGATAGCAGACAAGATTTTTGAAAAGGATAAGTACGATAAATACGTTTATACCAACCTAGCAGTAGTAATGCCTAGGGGACATGGTAAGACCGTTTTAACGAAAGCAGATATAATACATGCCTTTTGTTTTGCCACAGACCCGCTCTTTTACGGCTGGGTGTCGGCAACACAGAAACTTGCCACCGGCAACATGGATTATGTTAAACAACACTTAGAATATAACGACAATATAACCTATTATTTTGGGAGCCTGAGAGGTAGGAAATGGACAGAGTCAGACATAGAAACGACAAATGGGTGTAAGCTATTATCTAAATCGAATATATCGGGTATTCGTGGAGGCGCTAAGCTTCACAAAAGATATGACCTTATTGTTCTGGACGATTTTGAGGACGAGAATAATACCCTTACTCCCGAATCTCGTAATAAAAATGCTAACATGGTTACCGCAGTTGTTCATCCTGCTCTCGAGCCTGATAATGGTCGCCTTCGTATTAATGGGACTCCTGTTCACTTTGATAGTTTTATTAACAACTTGCTTGTTAATGCTGGCAGAGCGGAAGCTGACGGGACTGACTTCTCGTGGAAAGTAGTACAGTATAAAGCAATTCAGTCAGATGGAACCGCACTATGGCATAGCTGGTTTCCACTTACAAAACTTGAAGAGAAAAAGAAATTTTATGCCGATTCCGGTAAACCTGAGAAGTATTGGCAGGAGTACCACATGGAGGTACAGAGCGCAGAGGATTCTATATTTAATATGCGCCACATTAACTACTGGAAAGGAACATATAAGTGGGATGATGATAGGAAAATTTCCTATGTACAAATTGATGGGGAAATGAAGCCGGTGAATGTATACGTGGGCGTGGACCCGGCCACAGATAGTGAGCGCAGGGATAGTGACTTTAGCGTGCTGATATATATTGCTATTGATGTAGATAGTAACATATATGTGCTCGATTATATAAGGAAGCGGTCCCTGCCAGTACTTGGAATCCCGGGAGAAAAAAAGAAAGGAATAGTAGATTATATATTTGATTACAATTTAATCTATCATCCCAACCTGCATACGATTGAAGAAACCACAATGTCAAGACCCATCTTTCAATCACTAATGTCAGAGATGCGCAGGCGGAATGATTTCTCAGTTAAATTCCGGCCAGAAAAGCCGGGAACAAGAATGTCTAAAAGAGATAGAATACAAGAAGTATTGGCTCAAAGAATGTCTATAGGAAGTATACACATTAAGGAAAGCATGTATGATTTGCAGCATGAAATTATAACATTTGGTCCCAGAATGGGACATGATGATACAATTGATGCCTTGGCGTATGCGGTTAAATACGCTGTCCTCCCAACGGGACTTGAAAAGAGAGAAGGGCACTATTATAAAAAAAGACCACAAGCGAAGTCGTGGGTGGTAGCGTGATTAAACTTATCGTACTTTCCGTACTGTTAAATCCAGAGTATAATAAGGAGTACCACTATTATAGTTTACCGTATGATACGGAAATCGTGAAAATGTGTCTAGTAGAGTATACTTTTAACGGTTATGAAGATGATGTACTTGAAGCTAGGAGGCGTGGGGGTAAAGGTAATAAGAAACGTAGAAGGGGTGGCAATGGCCTCAGATAAAAACTAAGGAGATAGAATGGCAAAGCGGACAGATAAGGCTAAACAGATACATCAACTGTTTTTAAGGCTGAACGGAAACACAAGACAGAGATGGGAAGATGTTAACCAAGAGGGGCATAATTTCTATCTTGATAACCAGCTAACCAAGGTTGAAAAGCAGTCTCTTGAACAGCAGGGAATGCCAACATTTACCATTAATCGTATTATTCCCATTATAGAAATGCTAACCTTTTATGCAACAGCCAATGAACCAAAATGGCAGGCTGTTGGTGTTGAGGGTAGTGACTCCGACGTTGCCGCAGTACATGCAGATGTGGCTGATTATATCTGGTATATATCTAATGGAAAAAATGTTATGAGCCAGATTATTCAGGATGCCTGCACAAAGTCTGTTGGATATTTTCAGGTCTATGTTGACCCAAATGATGACAGGGGTATGGGGGAAGTTAAAATTAGAACCCTTGAACCTTTCGATGTATATGTAGACCCCCAGTCTAGAGACCCACTATATACAGATGCAGCATACATAATGGTACACAAGATATTGCCACGGGCACAGCTAGAGATGCTATATCCGGACAAGAAAAGTAAAATTAGAAATGCAAACTCACAATATCCATCCCATGGCGGCTCACTAGCCAAGGCTGATGAACATGATTTCCAGTATAAAGATGTATCTGAGGGATACTCCATACTTGGAGAAGATGAGATGTTAATTGATTATTATGAGCTATACGAAAAAATATCTATTGCATATATGAATGTGTTTTATCGTGTTGAGCCAACAGAACTTGAGCTTCAACAGATAAATGAAAGTGTTGCTACACAGCTGGGGCAGATTAAAAAGGAATCAGAGGTTGAGGTTGAAGAAACCCTGACAAAGATGATAGAGGCGGTGAATAAGGGTGATATGATAGAATCTCGCTTTGAACGGGAGAGGGAAAAATTATTACAGGCAACTGCAGCGGGATATGAAGCAAAAAAAGAAGAGCTTACGCAAGAGGCAATGGAGGCAGCAACAGACGAAAAGCAGGTAGTTGTTACAGAAAAAGAATATAAAATTTTAATGAAGGGCTCTTTAGCTGACAATATAATTCAGGCTACAAAGTTTTATGACACTAGAATTAAACTGGCTATTGTTATTGGTGACGAATATATACAGGACTCTATCCTGCCGGGATATGATTTCCCAATTGTTCCGGTAAGCTATAAATATACCGGGACTCCATTCCCGATGAGCGCAGTTTCACCACTTATAGGTAAACAAAAAGAATTAAACAAGGCCCATCAATTGATGGTACACAACGCTTCATTGGGTTCCTCCTTGCGTTGGATGTATGTCGATGGCTCGATTGATGTTGACCATTGGGAGCAGTACTCGGCCGCACCCGGGGCATTGCTCCCTGTAAATTCAGGATATGACGCCCCTACCCCAATATTACCGGCACAGCTGTCTTCTGCTTTTGTTAGTATTGTAGAAGAGGGGAAGGCTGACATGGAATATTTAGCGGGCATCTACTCAGCCATGCAGGGCGACACCGGTTCTCAGCATGAAACATATAAGGGCCTTTTAGCCAATGATGAGTACGGGACCAGAAGGGTTAAGGCTTGGATGGAGGGGAATGTTAAAAATGGACTTACCCGCCTTGGACAGGTGGTTAAGGATTATGCACAATCAATTTATACAGCACATAAGGTTTTTAGGCTGGTTCAGCCATCTGCTATCCAAGAGCAAAAAGAAGTGGAACTTAATATCCCAATTTATAACGATATGGGTGAAGCAATTGGGAAGTGGAATGATTATTCGACAGCCCAGTTTGACGTCAGGGTGATAGCCGGACAGTCAATGCCCATTAATCGCTGGGCATACCTAGGTGAGCTTAAAGAACTTATGCAACTTGGCGTTATAGACGACATAGCTGTTTTGGCTGAGACTGATGTTAAAAATAAAGAAGGTATAGCCAAGAGAAAGAGCATGTATGCTGAACAACAGGGTCGCATTACAGAACTTGAAGAATCCAATAAGGATAAGGAGGGAACAATTGAGACTCTTGAGCGTCAGATGATACAGCTTGGTATTAAGGACAAGGTGAGACAAGCGGAACACGACATGCGTAAGAAGGTTGTTGATACCAGCGCAAAAATTAAAGGTGATGCAGCAGTCAACAAAGCTAATCAGGACAGGTACAATTATGAAATGTCCGTCGAGAAGCAGAAATATAAGGAAGAGCTGCAGAAAGATTTACAAAATAAGCGTTTGGAAACAAATGGCGAAAAGAAGTAACTTAAGTAACAAGATTAAGGAGATATAATGGCAGTTAAAGGTAACTCAGAAGACTTTTTCGACAAAGTAGCCGAATCAGTCACTGACTCTGATAATTTCTTTGAAGACCTTGAAAAGGACGTAAACCCAGCGGTTTACGATGACAATCCACCAGAAGAACAGGTAACTCCCGCTGCAAAAGCGCAACCGGACTCCGTAAGCGATAGTGGTATTGATTGGGACAGTGATGACAATCCGTTTAAAAAGCGTTACAGCGATTCTTCACGAGAAGCACAGACACAGAAAGCAAAGGCTGAGGAAAATTCTCAGTATGATGCTATTATTAATGTGATGAAAAAAGACCCCGGACTTATAACACATGTCCAAGACTACCTTGAGGGAGGTTCTAAGCCAGCAAACAGTCTGCCGGATGATTTTATCTTCGACCCAGACGAGGCCATGACCGACCCCAATTCAACTTCTGCACAAGTATTTGAAAGTGCAGTTAAAAGAATTGTGGACCAAAAGGTTGGACAGAGCGAGAAACAGCTTAATGAAAAGATGACGCAGAGTGAAAACCAGCGCCAGACTAGAGCTGAAGCCCGCAAGTGGATGATAGACAGGGGTATGAGTGAAGAGGATTTTGCCGGCATGATGGCTAAAGCTGATGAACACCAGATTTCATATGATGACATTTACACCATTCTTAATCAGGA